CCTCTACGGCAGGGCGGCGATTGGAGCCTAGCGAACGGCCAAGGCCTCTGTGATCCATGCCACCAGCGGAAGCGCGCGAAGGAAAGCAAGCTATGGTGCAGTTGACGATCACGCTCAGCGATACTGTCCGCAGGCCACTGGATGACAACGGAGTTTGAAAATTAAACGAATACACATTTAGCCGACCGCACCGCAACCGGTTTTTGGTCTGTACGCCAACCGAAGAATGGTACGCCTGACGTGAGAGGCACAATCCCGAAGCCGAGCAATCTGCGGCAACGCAGGAACAAGACGAGCACCCGGGCCACATTCGTTTCGGATGAGAAGCGCAGGCGGGCGCCGCCGTTACCGGAGATTGAGGACCGGGAGGACTGGCATTCAATGACGCGGCATTGGTGGCGGGATGTCTGGCATAGCCCGATGGCGGGCGAGTTTCTGCAGGCCGACATTCACGGCCTCTACCGGCTGGCCGAGCTGATTGATGCCTTCTGGAGCAATCCGACGACGACGCTGGCAGCGGAGATCCGGCAGGAACAGCAGGCCTACGGCCTCAGCCCGATAGATCGGCGGCGGCTCCAGTGGGAGGTTCAGCGAGCGGAGGGTGTCACGAAGAAGCCGCCGGCACCGCGGCAGGCGGATAGGATCGGGCCTGATCCTCGGACAGCGCTCAGGGCGGTGAAATGACGACGCTCTGCGTGCCCGAACTTGAACGCAAGCCGTGGCCGACGCTGGGGCCGCAGGTATGCGCGTTCATTGAGGGATATCTTGTTCATGGTCCCGGAGACATTCGCGGTGAGCCGGCGCGACTTGATGAGGAGAAGCGGGCGCTGATCTATCGGATGTATGAGGTCCACCCACGCGGCGCGAAGGACGAGCAGGGCAACCTGATCGAAGGGCGTCGTCGATTCAAGCGCGTCGCCATCTCGCTCCGTAAAGGGACGGCCAAGACGGAATTGGCAGCGTGGATCGCTGCCTGCGAACTGCATCCCGATGGCCCCGTGCGTGTTGTGGATTGGGAGGGGGACGAGCCGATAGGTGGGGGCGTCACGGACCCATATATCCCGATGGTGGCCTACACCGAGGAGCAGACGGAAGAGCTGGCCTATGGTGCGCTGAAGGTTGTCCTCGAAGAGAGCCTCCTGGCCGGCGACTTCGATATCGGCTTGGAGCGCATCATGCGGCGGGACGGCACGGGCAAGGCGGAGGCGGTAGCGTCGGCGCCGAATGCCAGAGACGGGGCCAGGACGACGTTCCAGCACTTCGATGAGACGCATCGCTTCGTGCTGCCACGCCTGAAGAGGGCGCACGAGACTATGATGCGGAACATCCCGAAACGGAAGATTGCCGACGCCTGGAGCCTGGAGACGACGACCGCATATTCGCCGGGGGAAGGCTCCATTGCAGAGGCGACGATGGACTATGCCCGCTCGGTCGCGGCCAAGAAGCTGAAGGATTCGACGCTCTTCTTTTTCCATCGCTCGGCATCGGACAGCCATGACCTGGCGACGAAGGCCGGCCTGCGGGCAGCCGCCGTGGAGGCATCGGGCCCGGCGGCGGCCTGGTCAGATATCGGGGCCATCGTTGGCCAGTTCGATGATCCGACCGCGGATCGGCCATACCTCTATCGGATGTGGTTCAACATGATCGTGCGGGACGCTGGGCGCGCCTTCGACATGGAGGCATGGAAGGAACTGGCGCGGAGCGAGGTCATCATTCCAGCCAGGGAGCTGATAACGCTGGGGTTTGACGGCTCGCGCTATGAGGATTCAACGGCGCTGGTGGCGACGCATGTTGTGAGCGGCCACCAATGGCTTGCTGGTCTTTGGGAGAAGCCGCTCGGTGCCGAGGCCGAGGGTTGGGAGGTTCCCTGGACAGAGGTGGATGCGGTGGTGACTGTTTACTTCGAGCGCTGGCGGGTATGGCGTCTCTACGCGGATCCCTGGGGCTGGGGCAGCGAGATAGCGAACTGGGCGAGCCGTTGGGGCACAGGCAAGGACGGGAAAGTGTGGGAATGGCCGACGAACCGCTGGACGCAGATGACGGCGGCAGTCAAGAACTACGCGACGGCCATCAAGACAGGTGCCCTGTCGCATGACGGGCACCCGGACCTGGAGCGGCATGTGGGCAATGCAGTACGGCGGATGTTGACGCTACGGGACGCCGACGGTGTGCAGTTGTGGGTCATCCAGAAGGAACGGCCCGATTCACCGATGAAGATGGATGCGGCGATGGCGTCCGTCTTGTCGTGGGAGGCCCGAACGGACGCCATCGCATCGGGCATAGCGAAGCCGCCGCCACCCGTGCTGCCTGTGGGTGCCGGAGGCCCGACTGAAGATGAACGGCGGCCGGAATTCGCTGGGATCAGAGGGCAGCAATTTTGAAGATCGGTCTCCTGGAAATCAAGCTCGCTTCCCGCAACGGTGCGCAGCCGTCGTCACCGGCGCGCCCTCAATTCGATGAGATTGGCCGCACTGGGACTCAGATTTTCGCTGGCCTGGTCACACAGCAGGATTACAATGCCTCCCTCATGGCGCCTGTCCTCTACGATGAATACGACAAGATGCGAAATGATGGGCAGGTGCGCGCGGCGCTGACCGTCATCAAGCTGCCAATCCTGAACGCCGACTGGAAGATCGAATCGGCGTCGGATTCCGCTCAGGACCGGGAGATCGCCGAATTCATTGAGGCCGATCTCATGATGGGAATGACGATTTCCTGGACGGACTATCTGCGCCAGGCCCTCTTGATGCTGGATTACGGCTCGATGCCTTTCGAGAAGGTCTGGCGCCTGGGCGATGACGGCAAGGTTCACCTGCGGAAACTGGCGCCCCGCCTGCCGCGCACGGTGCAGTTCTGGCTCACAGACGACACGGGCGGCTTGGCCGGCATTCGGCAGGTGGCACCGCCAAACTTCAGCCCTACCGAGATCCCGGTTGAGAAGCTCCTTGTCTTCATCAATGATCTTGAGGGTTCCAACTTCCGGGGCGTATCGATTCTTCGGAGCGCATACAAGCACCACTACTACAAGGACAACCTCTATCGGGTGCAGGCGATTGCCCTGGAAAAACGCTCTCTGGGCGTCGATGTGGGCACCTTGCAGGGCGAGGCCATCTCCAGCGAGGGAAAAACGAACATGGAAAGGGCGCTCATGACCCTCCATGCTCACGAGAAGCAGTTCTTTTTGGAGGTCGAAGGCCAGACGAAATATCGACTGGAAGGCCTCCCGCGGGGCGGTGTCATGGACCCGCTCGACGCCATTGAGCACCACGATCTTCGCATCGTCAGATCCATGATCGCCGAGTTCGTGGCGATGGGGGCCGGTTCGACGGGCTCTCTGGCCATGCACCGCGACAAAACCAGCTATCTTTTGCTTGCCCTGGGCGGCCACTGCAACAACATCTGCGACACCCACAACAAGCACCTCATCCAGCAATGGGTGGACTACAACTGGCCGGGCGTCAGCAAGTACCCACGGCTGTGTTATTCGCGCCTGGAGCAGCGTGACGTGGCTGTTTTCGCCGAGGCAGTATTCAAATTGACGCAATCCGGGGCACTCACGCCCGACGAAACGCTAGAGGAGGAAGCCCGCAGCCTGCTCAGCCTGCCCGAGCGAGAAGGTGATCGGATGCCCGAGATGACGCCCGGCACTGATCTCGAAGACATGCCGACGGAGAGCCTGATCGCGGCGAAACGGGCCGTAAACGCGGTTCTGAGACGCCGCAGAGAGACGATGGATGTCTAAATGCCCTATTCAGGGCCGACTGATCCTTCTCTGCCGGCACCGGTGCGGGATATGCCGGCCGATAAGCGGCGGCAGTGGATTGCCGTTTTCAATTCTGTCTATCAGCGCTGCATTGACGCCGGCGGCGATGCTCAATCATGCGAAACCAAGGCCTTCCCGCAGGCCTATGGAGTCGTGAAAGGAGGGAAAATGGCCGATTTGAAGACCGAAATGCTGCCCGGGATCGACATTCTCCGGGTCGGCGAGGGCTTCCAGGGCGGGGGCTGTCCGGATGGCGGATGCACCTTTACCGTCGAGGACCTGGATGGAATCGTGACTGCCTACTGGGCGACGAAGGACAGCCTCCAGCCGCCCATGAAGCTCGGACACGACGAAAACCAGGCCCTTTTGCAGGCTGACGGCTATCCGGCGACTGGCTGGGTGGCCAATCTGCGGCGTCTCGGCGAACGTCTCTACGCCGACCTGGTGGACGTGCCGAAGCGCCTCGCCGACCTCATCAAGGCCGGCGCCTATCGCTTCGTGTCCGTCGAATTGGATACCGACATGGAGGTCGAGGGCACGAAATACCCCTACGTTCTGACCGGATTGGCGCTTTTGGGAGCCGATCTGCCCGCTGTGGACGGCCTGAAGGGCATGGCGGCGCTCTATCAGAGCCTGCATCTGGAGTACGACAACAAGGGCCGCAGGGTGATCGTGCAGCGTGAGCCGGTGTCACGAGTGGTGATGAGGAAGGCCCGCATGGCGGAGTGGGACACGGCCTACATCAACGATTTGCCGGATTCGGCCTTCGCCTATATCACGCCGGGGGGCGAGAAGGACGAAAATGGCAGGACCGTACCGCGCACGAACCGCTATCTACCCCACCACAAGGCTGACGGCAGCATCGATCTGCCGCATCTTCGTAACGCGATGTCACGCCTGCCGCAGACGACCTTGCCTGCGGCAGCGAAGCCATCGGCAATGACGCATCTCTCGGGCCACGCCCGCAGCGAAGGCATGGGAGACATGACGAAAGGAGGCCGATAATGGCCATAGAGGAACTGGAACTGCGGCAGACGCTCGGCATCGATGACGAGGCCGACCCCGTGCAGGCGATCCGTGACCTTCAGACGCAGATCACCGAACTAAAGGGGGCACTCAAGGACCAGGACCCACCCGGCAAGGAAGAAGTCCGGAATCTGCGGCGCGAACTCTCGGAGGCGAACCAGCGCATCATCGCTACCGACATCGATAAGAACCGCGAGCTCCTAGAGCTGCGCCAGAAGGTGCACCACATGGAGGCCGTGCACCGCGTCGATAGCGCCATCGGCGCCGGCCGCATCACGCCTGCCAATCGGGAGATCGCGCTCAAGGTGGCGCTCGGCGAATCCGAGGATGACTTCCAGAAGTTCGTGCGGGCCCTGCCCAGCATCGACATGACCGAGCGGGGCAGCGCCGGCAGCAGTGACCTGGAGGCCTTCGAGCCGACAGATGCCGAGATCGCTATCGCCAAGGAGATGGGCAACTGGGACGAGGCGGACCCGACGGCATCCCGGATCGCCCTCATGCGGGCGAAGGGCGCGAAGATTCCGCAGCAGAAGAAGGGCTGAGGCCATGTGCGAACGCTGCCGGAAAGCCCACGCTGAGGCGCATCAATATATCGTGTTCAAGGGCGAGCACGAGCAACATCGCATATTCTGCGACTCATGCGCTGACTTGATGAGGCAAATCTTCAAGGTGATGCGG